AAACTTCCATTAATTCATTATAATTAGTTATTCCTTTTGAATGATCAGCTATTTTATATAAAATTTTTGGCGAAGGAGGAGAGTTAAGTTTTAAATTTATATATTTTGAAATATAACTTCTTCCCAATGAAGATATATTTGCAAAGTCAGAAATATTATTATATTGTTTTACGATTTGAGTTAAAATTTCACTAAATTTTTGTTTATCAAACATATAGTTAACCTCCTTACAAAACTATTATACAACAATGCGAAAAAAAAAACAACAAAAAGTGTGAAAAAAAAACACAGATGAAAGGAGTGTAAAAATGGAAGTTGATGTAAAAAAAACAAAACAACTAATAAAGTTGAGATTTCATGATAATATTTCCTATTTTGCAGAGGAAATAGGTGTAAATAGGGAATATATTAGTGCAATACTTAATGGACGAAAAACAAAAGAAAGCCCAAAGGTTTGTAATGCAATAATAAAATATTGTGAGTTAAATAATTTAAACTATAAGGAATATGTAAAAATAACATAATTTTTTTTAAATTAAATGTGAAAAAAAAGCACAAGAAAGGAAAAGATGTTATGAAAAAATTAAAAATGCGACAGGACACACAAAGAAAGGGGAATTTTAAATGGAATTAAAAGATAATATTTTTTATACACCGACGCAATTTGCAGAGTTAAGAGGATGTAATGTTGATACAGCAAGAACAATATTTAATTTAAAGGATTTTCCAAGTGAAAATTATGGAAAAGAAAAAGTGGCACTAGGTAGTGCGATCAGAGAATGGTACAAAAGCAAAAGAAATAAGGAGGACTAAAGAATGAAAATTATTAATAGAAAAAAATTTATTGTTAGAATTATAGAATTATTTACCATTATAGGAACTTTAATTATTACACCAATTGCCATAAACTATGCAACAAAATTAAGAGGCTATATAGCACAAGGTGGAGAATATTTAATTCCTATTTTAGCACTATTACTAATAATTGTTGCAGAAACAATATTAGAAGAAAGTAAATAGGAGGATAAGTTTATGGATATAAAACAATATGTAAAAAGTTTATTTATCATATATAGATTCAACAATATGAAAACAACACTAAGAATTATGAAAAATAATTTAAAACTTTTGAAAGGAGGGGAATAGTATGAATCAAAATGAAAGAATTGCACAGTTAGAAGAAACTATAAGGCTAAAAGACCAAGAAATATACGATGTCAAAACAAGTGTTGCCGAAGTTTTAGAAGAAATTCACGAATTAAATGAAAAAAATGAAGATGAAGTATTAAGAAAACAAATTGCAGAATTATGTACCAATACAAGATACGAACTTCTAATTGATGAAACAAAAAATAGAACTACCACAGCCGACCAAAGCAATAAATAGTTCTATAAAAGAAAATTTATATAAATTCACTTCATTTGTATTTTATCACAAAAACAAATGCTGTGCAATAGAAAGGAGGAAAAATGGAAAGAGAGGAATGGCTTGAAGAAAGAAAAAAAGGAATTGGTGGTTCTGATGCAGCAACAATTTTAGGATTAAATCCATATAAAACAACTATTCAATTATGGGAAGAAAAAACAGGAAGAAAACAAGCAGAGGATATATCAGACAAGCCTTATGTACAATATGGAACAAAAGCAGAAGATCATTTGAGAGAATTATTTAAATTAGATTTTCCTCAATATGAAGTTACACATGAAGAAAATACAATAATTAAGCATCCTACATATCCATTCTTATTTGCTAGTCTTGATGGTCGACTTATTAATAAAGATACTGGAGAATTAGGAATTTTGGAAATAAAAACTACAAACATTTTACAATCTATGCAAAAAGAAAAATGGAAAGAAAAAATCCCTAACAATTATTATTGCCAAGTTTTACATTATTTAAATGTAACAGGATATTCATTCGCTATTCTAAAGGCTCAACTTAAATACGATTATAGCGGAGAAATAAGACTAGAAACTAAACATTATATGATTTCAAGAAAAGATGTTGAAGAAGATATCAAATTACTGGAAGAAAAAGAAATCGAGTTTTGGACTAAATATGTTGAAAAAGATATCCAACCACCATTGGTATTACCAAATCTATAAATTAAGGAGGAAAGATAATGGGAAAGGTTATAAAGGGAACAGATGAAATCCCTACAAAATTTGAAGAATTTAAAATTGTTGGAGTCAGATACGAAGATAAATTTGAAAAAAAGACTTTTACTGGCAGGGAGTATAGTTACTACACAGATTTAGAATTAGAAATTGGAGACATTGTTGAAGTTCCAACTAGATATGGAAAATCAATTGCACAAGTAACTAGAACAAACATAGATAAAAAGGAAATTGAGAAAATCAAAGACTATATGAAAGTAATAGACACTAAATTAGATAAAAATGAATTTTTAAAGGAGGAAACTAACAATGGAATTGAAAGTCGAGGAAATTAAAGCAATAGCACCAGTGCAATTTAATTATGAAGATATAAAAGGTTGGGTTACTGAAAAAGCAACTGAATATAAAAATATAGTTTATACACCTGAAACAATATCACTAGCAAAGCAAGATAGAGCAACACTAAATAAAGTGTCAGAGGCAATCAATAATGAAAAGAAAAGAATTAAAAATGAATTATTAAAGCCTTATGTAGATTTTGAAAATAAATGCAAAGAGTTGATGGCAATTGTAGATGACGCATCTAAAACAATAGATAAACAAGTGAAAGAATTTGAATTAAAAGAGCAGGCAGAAAAGGAACAACAAATCAAAGCAATATTTGATGAAAATATAGGAGATTACAAAGAACTTATTAATTTTGACACAATATTTAATCCTAGATGGCTAAACAAAACATATTCAATGAAGAAAATCGAAGAGGATATAAAACATTTAATAACTAAAACAACTGATGACTTAAACATAATTGAAAATACAATAGAAGATCAATCACTATTACAACAAATACACAGATATTACTTTAATAATATAAATGATCCAGCAGTATTAGGAAATTCATTACAAGAATACCAAAGAATTATTGAAAATAATAAAAAATTGGAATCATTAAAAAATACACAAAATGTAACAAAAAATGAACAAAAGCCAACAGAAAGTACACAAAACATAACAAATAATACACAAAATATACAAAAACAAGAAAATTTATTACAAATTGATTTTAGAGTGACTGCAACGAAAGAGCAATTTATGAATTTAAAACAATTTCTAGAATCAAACAATATTAATTATAGGAGGATATAAAAATGTCAAAATTATTTAATTTATTATTTGGAAAACCTGAAATAAAAGGAGAAATTCATTTAAAAATCGATGAATCAAAAGAAGAAGTATTAACAGAAGTAGAAGGAAATATGCCAACAGTTCTTACATTAATTTCTATTTTAGCAAATAAATTACATGAGAGCGGAGTTCCGGAAGAACTAATAGAGGGTGCAATACATATTGGATGTAAAGAGGAAACTACAAAAAGGAAAGATAAAGCAAAAATTATTGAAAAAGAAATTGTAATAGACAATGAAGAAAAGGCAAATAAAATAAAGAAGTTTTTAGAAGAATTGGAGGAAAAATAATGCAAGAAAAATTGAGTTTAGATAATGAATTATTAAAACCTATTAAAACAAGATTAGAACAATCAATTGATGTATTAACTAAAAATGCAATTCTCACAAGAAAAGAATCAGAAATTACATTAAAAATAAATATTGGAGTGAATGAAAAGGATCGTGAATTTAATGATGAGATAGAAGAATATTTACAACCAATGTACGATTTTCAAATATCAGAAAAAATCAAAGAGGCAAAAGGCTCATATAAAAGTTCAGTTGGATTTGATTATGCAGTCGAAATTGATGAAGAAAATAATATAGTTGTAAAAAATATGAATGAACAACAAAGTTTATTCAGGAAAGGTAGGGAATAAATATGGCAGTTCAAAATAGTTTAGTAAAACAAAATCAAAAACAAACTTTTAGTGCATTTCTTGCAACAGATGCAATGAAAAAGAAAATAAATGAAATGGTAGGTGGAGAAAAAGGACAACAATTTGTTACATCAATTATTTCTGCAGTTAGTACAAATCCACAATTAGCAGAATGTGAAAATTCTTCAATAGTTTCTGCAGCATTACTTGGACAGGCTCTTAATTTGAGCCCTAGTCCACAATTACGGACAATATTATATGGTTCCGTTTAATGATAGCAAAAGAGGGTGCAAAGTTGCACAATTCCAAATTGGTTATAAAGGTTATATTCAATTAGCAATCAGGAGTGGTCAATATAAAAAATTGAATGTATTAGCAATTAAAGAAGGCGAACTAGTAAATTATAATCCATTAGATGAAGACATTGAAGTTAGATTAATTGAAAACGAAGAGGAAAGAGAAAAAGCAGAAACAATAGGTTATTATGCAATGTTTGAATATTTAAATGGATTCAAAAAGACATTATATTGGTCTAAAGCGAAAATGGAGGCTCATGCTCTTAAATATTCAATGGGATACAGAGCAAAAAAAGGTTATACATTTTGGGAAAAAGACTTTGATGGAATGGCTTATAAAACAATGTTAAGACAACTGATTTCTAAATGGGGAATTATGAGTGTTGATTTAACAATGCAAAAGGCTCTTGAATCAGATATGGCTGTAATAAATGATAATGGAACATACGATTACATAGACAATTCTGATGCAGAACCAATAGTAATAAACAATGAAGAACAACCGGTGCAAGATGAAGATGTAAAAGAACCAGTAGCAAATGAAGATACGGATTTCTTCTTTGAAAATAACTAAAGTTAAAGGGAGGTTTGCAAGATGTTAACTGAGGGGTTTGTAAAATTTCAAAGAAAAATAGTTAATTGGGAATGGTATAGCGATATAAATGTACATAGAGTATTTACTCATTTAATATATACTGCTAATTGGACAGAACAGAAATGGCAAGGAACAACAATTGAACGTGGACAACGCGTAACCTCTCTTGAACATCTTGCAGATGAAACCAATTTATCAATGCAACAAGTAAGAACTGCATTAAAAAAATTACAAAAAACGCGGAGAAATAACAATCAAGTCAACAAACAAATATACTGTTATAACCATTGAAAACTACGGCATTTATCAAGCAAAAGAAGAAAAAGCAACAAACAAAATAACAAACGAGCAACAAACAAATGACAATCAAATAACAAACGAGCAACAACAATTAAAGAAAGATAAGAAAGATAAGAATATAAATAAAATTAAATTAAATTCTTTATATTTATATTTAACAGGAAAAGCAGAAAAATTTGAGGGACTTACAGAAACAGATAGAGGTTCAATACAAACAACTCTTAAAAAACTGGATTTATATATTGAAAGAGATGACAACCTACCTGAACAAATGAAATTCGATTTACAACTAAAGTATTATGCAATAACTCAAATATATTTAAGTCCATACAAAATATATTTGCTTGATATAAAAGAAAAAGCATTTACAAAAACATTTTTAGCAGCGAATCAGTATTGCCCAATAGAAACAAAAACACCGAAACAAATAACGGACTTTATGAATTATTTTATAGTTTGTTTAAGAAAGGAATTTGAAAAGAAATGAATCAATTGAAAGATGAAGTTTTATGCAAATATTGTCTTGGATGTAATAGATTAGAAGATCCAAATTTTGCAGGATGGAGAAGATGCAAAGATTTTGTTGCAGGTTATCCAAATTGGAAACAAGAATATTACAAATCATTAAATAATAAAGGCACGAAAATCGATTTTAAGAAAAAATAATTGCTAAACGATAAATTATTCAAATACGACAATAAAATCAAAAATAGAACGAAAAGGACAAAAAATTAAGGGGTAAAAAACGAGCCTTTAAAAAGAAAAATTTTGAAACGAACTGATGTCGAAAGGAGAAAAAATATGAATGTTTTTGCTCAAATACTAGAAATTATATTTTTATATGGAGTTGCTGCAGGAGTTATAGGAACAGTTATTGTTGAGATATTTATCACGATAATAGTTTGGTTAATAAAGAAATACAAAGGAAGTGAAAAAGAATGAAAATAGGATTTAATGTAGCAGGGAAAGTACAGGCAAAGCAAAGACCACGATTCAATGGAAAATTTGCATATACACCAAAAGAAACAATTGCTTATGAAAACTGGGTACGAACTTGCTTTTTAGATAAATACAGAGGAATGAAACCATTAGAAAAACCATTAAAAGTAAAAATTATTGCTTATTATGAAATACCAAAGAGTGCAAGCAAAAAGAAAAGGCAACAAATGCTAGATATGGAGATATTCCCAACAGTTAAACCTGATACAGATAATATTGCAAAAGGTATATTGGATTCATTAAATAAAATTGCATATTTAGATGACAAACAAGTAGTTAAATTGGAAGTAGAAAAGTATTATTCAACAACTGCTTGTGTTGCAGTTATGATTGAAGAGTTGGAGGAAAACGAAAATGCAGGAAAAATGTAATAAATGTGAAAGTAAAGACTTATTTGTGGAAATACAGGGACAGAGAAGAGGACTTTATTGTGGTAAATGCGGAAAATGGCAAAAATGGATAACAAAACAAGAATTACAAGTTGCTAAATTTAAAGGATTAAAAATATTAGGAGGTGGAAATCAATGAGTAGTGGAGTAATGATAACTTTAATTATATGTGGAACTATACTTGCTATATATTTCTTTGGAGATAAGGAAGGATAAATAAATGAGTAATAAAATAAATAAAAAAATTGATATAAAAATCGGTGGTAGAAATAATGGACAAAGCATATATAATGCAAGTAAACTTTTGAAATATATTGAAACATTATCTGATAATAAAATGTATGGGATAATAAAAACAAAAGGAATTATTATGTTGACAAAAAGTGAAGTTTTACCAAAGCAAGAAATAAAAGATATATTAAATAAATATGCCAAAAAAGAAATAGATTATGCACCTGAATTTTATAAAGAATTAAAACAATTATTGGAGGATAAATAATGAGTTATGATATTCAACTATACAGAAAAGGAATAAAAAACGCAGAAAGAATTTACTACGATTATGATGGAAACATAACTTATAATGTTTGCGAAATGTTGGAAGTAGCATTTGGAGAAAAACATTTAAAAAAATGGAATGACAAACCTGTTAGTGAATTTATTGAGGAATTAAAAAAAGGTTATGAAGATATGATGTTAAATCCAACAAAATATAAAAAATATGATAGTCCAAATGGATGGGGAACTTATGAAACAACATTAAAAGCAATACAAAATTTATACAATTACATAATTAAATATACTAATTATGATGGATTAGAAAATGTATATTTAGAATTTATATAGGGAGTGAATCAGAAGATGAAAAAGAAACCAAAAATAGAATTATATAATGATCACTTTCAAAATTTCAAAAGATATGGAATTCCAAAAGCACAATTGGTTATTGCAGATATACCATACAATTTGGGAAACAATGCTTATGCAAGTAATCCTATGTGGTATAAAAATGGAGATAACAAAAATGGAGAAAGTGAACTTGCAGGGAAAGAGTTCTTTGATACTGACAAAGATTTTAGAATTGCGGAATTTATGCATTTTTGCAGTCACATGTTAATAAAAGAACCAAAAGAAAAAGGAAAAGCACCGGCAATGATTGTTTTTTGTGCTTATGAGCAACAACAAATGGTTATTGACTGGGGTAAAAAATACGGATTTATGAATAATTATCCGTTAGTATTTATTAAAAATTATTCTGCACAAGTATTAAAAGCAAATATGAAGATAGTAGGTGCAACTGAGTATGCAGTAGTTTTATATAGAGATAAGTTGCCAAAATTCAATAATAACAAAAAAATGGTTTTTAATTGGTTTGAATGGAAAAGGGACAGTAAAAAAATATATCCTAAAATACATCCTACACAAAAGCCAGTTGGATTATTAAAAAAACTAATAGAAATATTTACAGATGAGGGCGATGTTGTTATAGATCCTGTTGCTCGGTAGTGCTACAACATTAAGAGCCTGTGCAGAATTAAATAGAAATTGTTATGGCTTTGAAATAAAAAAAGACTTTTATAAATTAGCAAAAGAACAAATGATAAATGAAGATATACTAAACGGAATTATGGCAGATGGTCAAGTAACTATAAATTCAATGATTTAAAAGAAAGGAAATGAGAAAATGGGAATAGATAGAATAATGGTCACTCCGACAATTACAGTGGACCAAGATAAATATGATAATTTAATAAGAATTCAAGAAAGATATGAAAGATTAACCAATCAAAAATGTGAGTGCATAAGTGAAGAAACAGAACATAAGAATTTTGATTTTGGAATAGCAATTAAATTGATAAAAGAAGGAAAAAGAGTTCAAAGGGAAGGTTGGAATGGAAAAAATCAATATATAGAATTAGCAACTGGAATTAGTTATAGAAATAACAATGATGAAATAATAAATGCAGAACACGATGCAATAGGAAATAAAGCAATAGCATTTGTAGGAACATCAGGAGTACAAATTGGGTGGCTGGCAAGTCAGGCAGATATGCTTGCAGAAGATTGGAAGATAGTTGAGGAGGAATAGCAATATGTATATAAGTGAATTCTGGTGTGGTGTATTGGCAACAATAGGAGTTGAATTTGTTGCTCTTATAGGTTATTCAATACAATTATATTTAAAAGATAAGAAAAGAAAAAAATAAAATCGGAGGAGAAATTATGAGGATTGCTAATTTTGAAGAATATAAAAAAGAAAAATGTGTAAAATGTGCCAATAAGAATACAGATTTATGCTACATAAAAAAGATTATAGATGGGAGTGTAAATTGTGTTTATTTTAAAGACACAAAAGATAAGGAGGCAAGTAATGAATTATATAAAAGAAAGTGAAGAAATATTAAAAAATTATAGAAAATTAAGCACATCTTTAAATTATTTGCAAAAAAGAAAAATGAAAGTTATAAAAAAAGGGTTCCCAAAGGATGCAGGGGGAATACAATATGATAAACCTGCAATACAACATCAAGATTACAGCGAAAGCACAATAAATCAAATGTGTGAATTAATGGAAATAAATGCACAAATTGAAGAAACACAAAAAGAAATGGAACTAGTTTCTGGTATTTTAAAAGAAATAAAAAAAGATGATGAATTATTACATAAATTTATTGAATTAAAATATATAACTGATTATAAAAAGTCAATGAAAGAAATAGCTAGATTATTAAATTATTCTGAAAATAGCAATCATACTATTTATGACATAAAAAATAGAGCAATTAAAGAATTTTCAATATTATATTTTGGAGTAAAAGGAATTAAATATACTTAAAGGGAAAATATTGCCATAAAAGTTTGAAATTTATGTGTTATAATCTGTATAAGTGTAAAACTACAAAAAATGTAATACCTTTTTGTGGATTTCATAACATCTTCCTTTGTAAAAGGTCTATTTGCTTAAATGCAGATAGGCTTTTTTATTTTACAAAAGACAGGAGGCTCTATGAAAGAAATATGTTTAAGATTTCAATGTAAAAATTGCAGGAAGTATTTATTGTGTTTTGGAAAGGAAACTTGCAATGAAAATAGAAAAAATAAAAATCGAAAATTTGAAACCGGCAGAATACAATCCAAGAAAGGATTTAAAACCGGAAGATGAGGCATATCAAAAAATTAAGAAAAGCATAATTGAATATGGATGTATTATTCCTCTTGTAGTAAATAAAGATATGACCATAATAGGAGGACATCAAAGATTAAAAATATTAGAAGATTTAGGATATAAAGAAATCGAATGTGTAATTGTTGATTATAACAAAAACAAAGAAAAGGGATGCAATATTATTTTAAATAATGAAAATGTATCAGGAGAATGGGACAATTCTAAATTAGAAGAACTAATGGAAGAATTGAAAAGAGAAGATGGGTTTGATATAGAAACAACAGGATTTAATTTTGATGAAGTAGAAGACATCCTAAAAGAAACAACAGGCTCAAAAGAGGATGATTTTGAAATTGAAGAAACATTAAACGAAATTGAAGAACCAATTACAAAATTAGGAGATATTTGGATTTTAGGTAAGCATCGTTTGATGTGTCGGAGATAGTACACAAAAAACAAATGTTGAAAAACTAATACAAAAAGAACAGGCAGATTTGATATTAACTGATCCACCATACAATGTTAATTACGAAGGTGGAACAAAAGATAAATTAAAAATTGAAAATGACAATTTAACAGAAACAGAATTTTATAATTTCTTATTAGATTCATTTAGAAATATGTTTGAAGTAGCAAAATGTGGATGCCCAATTTATGTATTTCATGCAGATACAGAAGGTTTGAATTTTAGAAGCGCATTCAAGTCAGTAGGTTTCAAATTGGCGGAATGCTTGATATGGGCAAAAAATAAATTTGTCATGGGAAGACAAGATTATCAATGGAAACATGAACCGATTTTATATGGTTGGAAAGAAGGTGCTGCACATTACTTTATAAATGATAGAAGTCAAAGCACAGTTTTAGAATTTGATAAACCAAATAAAAATGAAGACCATCCAACAATGAAACCGATTGATTTATTAGTATATTTAATAAAAAATTCAAGTAAAGAAAATCAATTAATACTTGATTTGTTTGGTGGTAGCGGTTCAACGCTAATTGCTGCAGAACAAACAAATAGAATATGTTATACGATGGAATTAGATCCGAAATATTGCGATGTTATAGTTAGAAGATGGGAACAACTAACAGGACAAAAAGCAAAATTGCAGTAGTTAGAAAGGATGTGGTGAACTAATGTGAATATTGAAGAAATAGAAAAAGATTATAATTCCGGAATGCTAAAAAAAGATATAATCACTAAACACCATATCACAATGGGACAATTAAATTATCAAATTTCAAAAAATAATTGGAAAAAGCGAGCCAAAAAAGGAACAATAGGCAATAAGGGTGGACATGGAACAAAAAACAATAAAAATGCAGTAGTAACAGGTGCTTATTCAAAATTTGAGGGTTGTTTTTCTGATGACGAGTTAGAAGTATTTAATGAGCCAATAAAAAGTAAAAAGAAAGCATTAGAAGATGAAATAAAAATATTAAAAGTTAGAGAATATAGGATGCTAAAAAAGATAAAAGAACTAAAAGAGAGTAAAGATATGACAATAATGAAAATGTCAAAAGCAGGAACATTAGCATCGACAGAGGCAGAAAATACGCAATTGCTAATAATTAGGTTTGAACAAGCACTAACAAAAATACAAGAGGCAAAAAGAAGGTCAGTAGATTCATTACATAAAATAGAATTTGAAGAAAAACGATTTAATTATGAAAAATCTAAAGATGATGCTAATAAACCACGAACAAACACAGAGAGAATTGAAATAATAAATGATCTACCATACAACGATGAATTGGATGTGATGCAAAATGAGTAGGGTTAGTATTAGAGATATAATAGCACCACATTTTATACCAACATTTAATTCAAGAAAAACAAATCAAATATATGAGGGTGGTAGAAACTCAACAAAAACATCAATGATAGCAATAAAAATTGTATATAATTGCTTAAATGAAGATAATTGTTCAGCAGTTTGTATGAGAAATCATCAAATAGATTTACGAAAGTCAGTATTCAGAGAAATAAAAAGAGCCTGTCATAGATTAGGACTTGTTGAAGGATTAGATTACAAAGCAACAGTTTCTCCAATGGAAATCACATTTTTTAAAAATGAAAATAAAATCTATTTTGCTGGTGGCGATGACTTTGAAACAATAAAAGGAACTATTGATGAAAAGAAATTGATTAAAATTATATGGTTTGAAGAACTAACAAATTTTAAAGATGAAGAAACAATAGAGCAAATCAAAGCAACATTTACTCGTGGTAATAATGATTGGTTTATGGCTTTATATTCATACAATCCACCAAAAAACAAATTTGACTGGGTAAATAAATGGGCAGATAAGAAAAGAAAAGATCCTGAATATTTAGTTAGCCATAGTGATTATAGAACAGTTAATCCGGAATGGGTTGGTAAAATTGCAATTAAAGAGGCAGAAAATCTAAGAAAGAACGATGAAAAAAGATACAATTGGATTTGGTTAGGTCAAGTAATTGGACTAGAAGGTTTAATATTTAATCCTGATTTAATTGAATATGTAAATGAAAATTATATTATTGAAAATAAAATTGATATTGTTTATATTGACTTTTCAATAGATAGTGGACATCAAACATCAGCAACTGCTTGTGGGTGTTATGGGCTAGGAAATGATGGATATTGGTATTTATTAGATACCTACTATTATTCTCCAAACGAAAAGCCAGTAAAAAAAGCACCAAGCGAATTAAGTGCTGATTTATTTAATTTTAAGAGGAAAATGACAAAAACATATAGAACAATCACAGACAGAGAAACAATAGATTCTGCAGAGGGTGCATTAAGAAATCAATATTATAAAGATTTCGGTGTAAGATTAAATCCAGTAGATAAAGGCACAAACAAAGAAAAACTAGTAGATTATTCGCAAGATTTTATTGCAAAGAAGAAATTTAGAGTTGTTTTAAATAACAATAATCAAATATTCAAGAAAGAAAACGAAAATTATCAATGGTTGCCAAAATCAATAGAGAATGGAAAGCCAATACCAGATAAAACAGAAAAAGACCTACCAGTAGATGAAAGATATTACAATACTCATTCACAAAGTTATGCTTATACATATGCAGACCATACACAAGATGAATTTCAATATTGGGTAAAAGATAATCTAGTAAAACTAGGACTAAAATTTTAGTAAAGGAGTGAAAACATGGAATTATATAGTAATATTTCAAAGACATTAAGTAAAAAGAATATAAATTTAGCAGTTGGAACTATTTATGACTATATGAGAATATGGAAAGAATGGTATTCCGGAGATGTAGCAGATTTTCATCATTATACTGCTAGATTAGCAAATGGACAAACAACAGAATTAGAAAGATTAACTATGAATATGCCTAAAAAAGTTTGTGAAGATATGGCAAAATTATTGTGGACAGAAAAAACACAAATAAAATTGAGTAATAAAAATGCAACAAAAAGATTATGGTCGATTTTAGATAATAAATATAATAATTTTACAACTAATTTTCCTAATTTTATTGAACAAGTATTAGCATTAGGAAGTGGTGCATTGATAGAATATAAGGAAAATGGAAATACAATTATAGATTATGTAACAGGAGATGTTGTTATACCATATAAATATACAAATTCATATATTTATGGATTAATAACAATATCAAGATATTCAGAAATTGAAGATGTCGAAAGTGAAAAAGAAAAATTAATATATTTTACACATATAACATACCACGAATATGAAAACGGAATATATACAAAGAAAAATGAATTATATAAATCAGAAAATGAACAAGAATTAGGAGAAGAAGTTAGTTTTCAAGAACATTTTCCTGGTGTAAAGGAAGAAGATACAGTAGAAACAGATACACCATATTTTCAAGTAATGGGTCCAAATTTAGCGAATAATTTGGATATGTCTAGCCCATTATCAATATCAATATTTGCAAATTCTATTGATAGATTTAAAGCATTAGATGTAAAATATGATAGTTTTATGCAAGAATTTGTATTGGGAAAGAAAAGAATATTAGTTGATAATTCAACATTAAAAGCAAAAGCTATTCCAAATGAAAATGGAAAAGTAGATTATGTTCAATATTTTGATGCAAACGATCAAGTATATGTTGCAGTTGAGGGAATGGAAAAACAACCTGCAAAGGAAATTGATTTTAAATTGAGAGCAAGTGAACATATTGAAGCAATAAATGCTGAATTAAATTGGTTATCTTCAAATATAGGATTAGGAGAAAATTATTATAAATTTGATGGTGTATCAACTAAAACTGCAACAGAAATTATGTCAGAAAATAGTAAGGCATTTAGAACAAGAGTACATCATTTAATAAACATAAATGATGTTGTATATGATTTAGTTAGTGCAATATGTCATATAGAGGGAATAAAAACAAATGATATTATAATTGTTCCTGATGACTCAATAATAGAAGATAAAACAGCAAAGAAAACAATGGCATTAATGGAAGTACAACAAGGATTAAAAAGTAAAAAATCTTATTTAATGGAATTTGAAGGACTTTCAGAAGAACAAGCAGAAGAGGAACTTGAAAAAATAAATGAAGAAAAAATGAGTAATCAGGAATTGTTTGGATTTCCGGCAGAAGAAAAACCAACAGGAAATAAAGAAAAAGAAGATAAAAAGAAAGAAGAAAAGAAGGAGGAATAATAAATGTTACCTCCAAATTATTTTGATGAAATAGAAAAAGATATAGTAAATATATATAATAATTTAGAATTAGAAATAATTGAAGAAATTGCACAAAGAATTGCAAAAGTGGGATATGCAAATACAGTTGTAAAAAATGATATTATAATTGCTCAAGAAATGGGAATGATGTATCAAGATATTGTAAATATAGTTGCAAAATATAATAAAACATCATACGAAGATACACTAAAAATTTTTGAATCTGCAGGAGCAAAATCAATAAAGTTAGATGATGAAATTTATAAAAGTGTAGGACTAAATCCGCTTCCATTTAAACAAAGTGAAACATTATTAAAATATTTAATAGCAAGTGCTGAAAAAACAAATAAAAATCTTAATAATTTAGTTATGACAACAGCAAGTACAAGTCAAACTGAATTTATAAATGCTATGAATAAGGCATATATGGAAGTTTCAACAGGTGTAAAAAGTTATTCTCAATCAATAATGGATGCAGTTAGTGAAGTGAGTAAAAAAGGAACTATTGTTGAATATCCATCAGGGTATAAAACAACATTAGAAAGTGCAACAAGAATGAATATAGTAACAGGAATAAATCAAACTTGTGGAAAGCTGCAATTAATAAGAGCAGAACAGATGGGGTGTGATTTAATGGAAATTACAGCACATTCAGGAGCAAGAGCAGAACACGCAGAGTGGCAAGGTAAAATTGTTAGTTTGAGTGGTAGAAAAGGATATTTAGATCTGGATGATATTGGATATGGGGAGGCAATGGGATTTAAGGGGATAAATTGTAGACACGATTGGTTACCGTATTTTGAAGGCTCTGCAAGAACATATTCACAGGATTTATTAAATGAATATAATAATTCTACTGTTAGTTATAATGGTCAAAAAATGACATCATACGAAGCAAGTCAAGTGCAAAGAAAAATGGAAAAGACTATTAGAGAAGATAAAAAACAACTTGTAGCATACAATGGAATATTAAAAAGTGAAAATGCTGATAATAATCTAATAGAAAATACAAAAATGAAGTTTTCAAAACAAACATTAATATTAAATGAACATCAAAAACAATTAAATGATTTTGTAGAGCAAATAAATTCTAAAAATGATATAAGTAGGACCTACATAGGAAATTATGAAAATACTATTAGTAAGCAAACAAAGTCTGTTAAAGATATTGCAAATAGATACAATAATAGTGATATTGTTGGAAGTAAAGTAAATGGTATTGAAATAAAAGAAATAGGAGAACATATTATATCAAGGACATATACAAGGCAAGTATCATTTGATGATGTTCAAGATACGTTGAAAAATCCTATAAAATATGGTAAAATAAGAACAGATAATAGCCAACAAATTAAGGGGGCAAATTGCACAATAGCAATAAATGTTCAAACAGGTAAATTAATAACAGTTTATCCTAAAAAGACCAAGAGGGAGGAGTAAGAATGAAAATTAAATCAAATTTTGATGAACATCAAATTGAATTATTAGAAAAAGCAAAAATTGATATTTCAAAAGATTTCGACAATAATTCTTTGGAAGAATTAGAAGATAAAGTATATAATTTAATGATGAATCATTTAGATAAAAATCAAGACTTTACTCCTAAATCAGAAGAATGGGAAAAAATATTAGATATTATTGTAGATATCGAAAACAATTTATAAAAAGATTATTTAAAGGCACAGAAATGTGTCTTTTTTTAATATATAAAATTTAAGAAAGGAGAATTCAAATGGCAAGAACAAAAAACAATCAAGAAAATGAAGAACTAAAAGAAAATGTTGCTTCAGAAGTAACAGTAAATGTAGGAAAAATAAACACAGAACCTACACAAGACACAGAAATAAAGGAAAATGTTGAAGAAACAACATCAGAGGAGATAACAGAAACAACTGAAAATGAAGTTGCTAATACTGATGAAGTTGAAACAACAAACAATGAAACAGAAGTACAAGCAAGTCAAGAAGTACAATTAAAAGCAAATATGGGCTTTAAAGATAAATATACAGAAATAGTATATTTAGAAAACACAATATTTATTGTTGATGAAAATGTTGAAGAAACAACAAAAATTGCTGAAAATGTTTATAAAATTTCATTAAAAAGAGCCGAAGAATTAAAGGCTATTGGGGTAGTTGATTAAATTAAAGAGTTTTAAACTCTTTTTTTTATAGTCTTTTTACTTGTTACAGACATTAAAGAATAACAAAGGTAATAGTCAACTCTAATGACTTAAAAAGGAGGAATTTAAAATGGCACAAGATAATAATCAAAATCTTGAAAATGAAGAAACTGTAGAAAACATTGATAACAATGTTGAAGAAACAGGAGATGTTGGTACTCAACCAACTGAAAATAATGAGGATAAAAAAGTAAAGACTTTTACACAGGAAGAAGTAAACGCAATGCTTAATAAAGAAAAGAAAAAGTATAATGCAAAACTTCCTGATGCCGAAACAATGAAGAAATTCAAAGAATGGCAAGAAAATCAAAAAACAGCTGAACAAAAACAAGCTGAAAGAGAAACTGAATATAATAAAGCATTAGAGAGTATAAAAGAAAAAAATAATTACATTGCAGTTCTAGAGAGTGGTGTAAATAAAGAAGATTCTGATTATGTTTTATATAAAGTTTCTAAAATGGATGGAGATTTTGAAGATAATTTAGAAGAATTTTTAAAATCCAATCCAAAATTTTTAAATAGTAAAAAGGCAAATAATGATGCCGATGATGAAGATAACACAACAAATGGTGTATCTGTAAAATCAGGAAATAACAAAAATTTATCAGGAGTAGATGCTATTTTGAAAAGAAAGCATCCTGAATTATTTAAATAAAGAAAGGAAAGTGATTAATTATGGCAAATGCATTAGGTACAGGAACACATAAAAGAAAAGAAACATATTCAAATCAAATTTTAGCAATAGCAAGAGCAGAAATGAATATTTATGAGGATTTCTCAGAAGATTATGAGAGAGATGGAGTAACAGGACAAATAAATGTCCCAACAAGAAATGGAGAAGTAAAAGTTACAGATTATGATATAAAAGAAGGTATATCATTATCACAATCTGCAACAGATTATCTACCATTACCAATCGATAAAGATTATGGTGTAAATGAATTAATAGATGGATATGAAGCAGAGGCTGTTCCAGATGATCTAAAAGCACAAAGAATTGAAAGTGCTGGATATTCAATAGGAATGAAAAAAGAGAAAATGGCTATTGATGCATTAATGCAAGGTACTGTTTCAAGTGATAAAGCAGCTTTAACTACTGCAAATGTATATGCAAAAATAGTTAGAGAAGTTAAAAACATGAAAAAAAGAAATATGAAAGCTGCATCAATGAGAATTGTTGTAAGTGCTGATACAGAGGAACTATTATTAACAGATGAAAAATTTGCTAATTCTAGCTCAACAGTTGGTGCTGAATTATTAAGAGAAGGTGTAATTGGTAAAATAGCAGGTGTACCTGTTAAAACAAATTACTTAATGGATGAAGATGTAGAATTTGTTGTTTATGACAAAAGATTCTGCCAAAAATATGAAGTATGGAAAAAAGAGCCATCTATTGAAGATATCAAAGATGGTAAACATATTGGAAGTTCTGCATTACAAGGTAGACAAGTTGGTGGCTTAATGGTTACTAATGCTCTTGGAGTTCAAATCAAGAAAGTTCAACTTGGGTAATG